TTTCAGATATGGCTGAGAACCGTATCACAGATCACCAGTTATCAAAGATTCAATCATTCGAAGAATCTTTCAGAAAAGGAAGAGAAATGTTTGGAGGAATGACGCTTCAATATGAATTTCAAAAAGGATCTTTACTATCTCAAATTGCAGAGTTAGAAAAAGACTATGGTAAATTCAAACAAGATTTGAAAGAACAATATGGTGATATAGACATAGATACATCAACTGGTATTTTCACAGTTAAAGAATCTGAAGAAAAATAAAAAATAAGCCATCCTAACCGATGGCTTTTAAAATTTAATATAATGCAAGAAATAAGAAAAGTCAGCATAGGGAATGACTACAAAAACTCTATGCACTACGTTGTCGGACAACCTGTGTTCGGTAGTTACGTAATACACGTAATACAAAGGACAGATACTGGTATTGTTATATGGATTGAAAAAGACAAAGAAGTTCTTTGTTGGAAAGAGATTAATAACAATGTACCTATGGTACTGGAATTTAACATAAATTTCTAATGAAGTCTCCGTATAACTTTGTTGTGTCTCCTATTGGAGAGCAGTATAATAATACAAAAAACATTGGTGGGGTTGAAGTTACTTTTAATACATCATTAGATTTAGCTAAATACGTAAACAGAATAGCTGTAGTTATTGAATTACCAATATACTATAAAGGAGATGTAAAGGTTGGAGATATTGTTGTTGTTCATCATAACGTATTTAGAACCTATCACGATATGAAAGGTAGACAAACTAAATCACCAGAGTTTTTTAGAGATGATTTGTATATCGTAAGTCAAGATAGAATATATCTTTACAAGTCTAATGGTATATGGAAGTCTCACTTAAACTACTGTTTTGTAAAACCAATTGCTAGGATTCAAAATGAATTACTACACTCTACAGAAAAAGAAGAGAAGCATATTGGCGTTATTGTATATCCAAGTAAATATCAAGAAGGGAAGTTAAACTTAAAGAGCGGTAGTTTTGTAGCGTTCACCAAGAATAGCGAGTACGAGTTTAATATAGACGAAGAGAAGGTTTATAGAATGTACGATAGAGACGTTGTAATCGAATTAAATGAATTATGAAACACGATCACGCACTATTAAAAGAAATGATCATAGAAGCAGCGTATAAGTCTGTAATAGAGCTTATAAAGGTACTTGCTGATGAGATCATATCTGATGACACACTAGATGATATATCTGCTGATAAAATGAGGAATGCTGTTTTAGCAAAGAAAACTGCTTTAGACGATGCGTTCTATATTTTAGCAAAGATAGAGACTGAGAAAAATATGCTTGAAGGTAATCAAAAAGAAGAAGTAGATGAAGTCAAATTCCAATCATTCGCAGAAAAAAGAAGTAAAGGAAGATAATAGTCTATTTAGAATTATTAATAAAATAGATTCGAAAGACATTGATAGGTTAAACAAGAAGAAAGAATGGAAGTATGGGTATAACCCAGAGTTCGATGTTGTTGTTATATCTAAAGATGGTACTATTGGAGAAGTGTACGAAATACAGGGTCTTCACATAGCACTACCTTCAGTACCAAAAACAGTTTACAAAAGAGATAAGAAAAAAGAAGAGCAGTATTGGAGTCCATTCGAATACCCAAAAGAACTTCAAAAAATAACATCTGTATTTCAATGGAATGAATATCCAAACGAATTCAAGAACAAGTACGTTGAATATATAGAGAATGAATTTGACAGAAGAGAAGAGGGGTTTTGGTTCTATAATAACGGTACTCCAACTTACGTAACTGGTACGCATTACATGTACTTGCAATGGACTAAGATTGACGTTGGTCATGCTGAATTCAGAGAAGCTAATAGAGTATTCTTTTTGTTTTGGGAGGCTTGTGTAGCTGATGAAAGAAGTTATGGAATGTGTTATTTAAAGAATAGACGTTCTGGTTTCTCATTTATGTCTTCTGCTGAATTAGTTAATACCGCTACACTTGCGCGAGATAGTCGTTTAGGTATTCTATCGAAGACTGGTAATGATGCTAAAAAGATGTTTACTGATAAAGTAGTTCCTATATCTGGTAACTACCCTTTCTTTTTCAAACCGATCATGGACGGTATGGATAAGCCTAAAACAGAATTAGCTTATCGTGTACCAGCATCTAAAATCACAAAGAACAATATGTCGTCTATGAAAGATGATGTTGATGGATTAGATACAACTATTGACTGGAAGAATACTGCTGATAACAGTTATGATGGGGAAAAATTACTAAGACTTATACATGACGAGAGTGGTAAGTGGGAGGTTCCAAACAATATCCTTAACAACTGGAGGGTTACTAAAACCTGTTTACGTTTAGGTAGAAGAATTATTGGTAAGTGTATGATGGGTTCTACATCAAACTCTATATCAAAAGGAGGAGGGAATTACAAATCATTATACAACGATTCTGACGTTACAAAAAGAAATGCAAATGGACAAACACTTAGCGGTCTTTACGCTTTATTCATTCCTATGGAGTGGAATTTCGAGGGATACATTGATATATATGGTCAACCAGTATTCAGGACTCCTGAGAAACCTGCTAGAGACATTCAGGGAGGCTTTATTTACACAGGTGTTATAGATTACTGGGAGAATGAAGTTAATGCCTTAAAAAACAATTCTGACGCTTTAAACGAATTCTATAGACAGTTTCCAAGAACAGAGAGTCACGCATTTAGAGATGAAGCTAAAAACTCTTTATATGATTTAGCTAAGATATACGAACAGATTGATTATAATGATGGATTAGAGATAAATAGAATTGTAAATACAGGGAAGTTCGCTTGGAAGAATGGTATTAAAGATAGTGAGGTTATATGGCTTCCTAGTAGAGATGGTAACTTCAAAGTTACTTGGTTTCCTAACAAGGATATGGTCAATAAGATAGAAATAAAGAACGGTAAGAAATATCCAGGGAATACACATGTCGGTGCTTTTGGATGTGACACGTATGACATATCTGGAGTTGTTGGAGGTGGAGGTTCTAAAGGTTCATTACACGGACTTACAAAGTTCAATATGGATGATGCTCCAAGTAACTTTTTCTTTTTAGAGTATATAGCAAGACCAAGAACATCTGAAGAGTTTTACGAAGATTGTTTGATGGCTTGTGTATTTTACGGTATGCCAATTCTTATTGAGAATAACAAGGTTGGTCAATTAAGATATTTCTACAATAGAGGATACACTGGTTTTTGTTTAAGAAGACCAGACAAGCACAAGAATGATTTGAGTCAATCAGAAAAAGAGTTGGGTGGTATACCGTCATCTACTCAAGTAATTGAGTTGCACGCAAATGCATTAGAAGCGTATATAGATCAGCATGTCGGTATTGATTATAGTGGTCAATTTAGAGAGGCTGGTAAGATAGGTAACATGTTCTTTAACAGAACTTTATTAGACTGGGCTAATTATGACATAAGTAATAGAACTAAGTTTGATGCTACCATTAGTAGTGGCTTTGCTATAATGGCTAATCAAACGTATGTATCTAAGCCCATTAGAAATAATAAAGAAATATTGTTTAATTTTGCAAGATATTCCAATAAAGGATTACAAAGCGAATTACTAAAATAAATATGAGTCAAGACTTTTCATTACCTAACGTATATTTTCCAGACCAATTAGCAGACGACGCTACTAAAATGAGTGAGGAATATGGTAGAAGTGTAGGACACGCAATTCAAGGAGAGTGGTTTAGAAAAACATCTCTTAATGGTTCTAGATTCTACACAAATAGAGATCACTTTCATAAACTAAGATTATACGCAAGAGGAGAGCAATCTGTTCAAAAGTATAAAAAGGAAATGAGTGTAAATGGAGATATATCTTATCTTAATTTAGATTGGACTCCAGTGCCTATTATACCTAAGTTTGTAGATATTGTTGTTAACGGAATGTCTACTAGACAATATGAAGTTAAGGCTGAGGCTATTGACAGTATATCTTCTGAAAAGAAAAATAAATATAAAACCAATGTTGAGAAAGCAATGGTTGGTAAGAAAATATATAAAGATGCCAAAGAGTTATTTGGTATCGATATGTATCCTATACCAGAAGATCAAATGCCTGAGACAAAGCAAGAACTTGACCTTCACATGGAGTTTTACAAAGATGAAATTGAAGTAGTAGAGGAAAAGGCTATTGACAATGTTTTAAAGTTAAACAACTACGATTTAATAAAGAGAAGACTAGATGAGGACGCTACTGTTTTAGGGGTATCTGCTGCTAAACACTCTTTTGATACACATAATGGAATCAAGATTGAATGGTGTGACCCTGCTAATATGGTTTGGTCTCCAACAGAGGATCCTACATTCCAAGATTGTTATTATTTTGGTGAAGTTAAAAACGTAAACATCACTGAGTTAAAAAAGATAAATCCTAGCTTAACTCAAGAAGATATTAAAGAGATATCTAAATTAGCATCTAAATGGGATGCTTATCAAAATATACAAGGAGGTAATACTCTTGGTGGTAACTTAAATAACAATAGCGCTACGTTATTATTCTTTGCTTTTAAAACAGATATGAATGTTGTTTATAAAAAGAAAAAGAACGGTAATGGTGGAGATAAGGTTATAAAAAGAAGTGATTCTTTTCAAGGTCCAAAAACAGATGATGCTCAATTTGAAAAACTATCTAAAAGAATAGATGTTTGGTTTGAAGGGGTATTGGTTTTGGGAACTAACTACATATTAAAATGGGAGGTAATGAAGAACATGGTTAGACCTAAGTCTTCTATATCTAAAGTTTACCCTCCTTACGTATTATCTGCTCCTAGAATGTATAGAGGTTCTATTGATTCATTAGTAAAAAGAATGATTCCTTTTGCTGATCAAATTCAATTGACGCATTTAAAACTACAACAAGTAATATCTACTATGAAGCCTGATGGGGTTTACTTAGATATTGATGGTTTAAGTTCTATAAATTTAGGAAATGGAATGTCTTACACTCCTGAAGAAGCATTGAATTTATATTTCCAAACTGGTAGTGTTATCGGTAGAAGTATGACTGAAGATGGTGAATTCAATAATGGTAAAATACCAGTTCAAGAATTAACAGCATCAGGTGCTAATGCTAAGATACAATCTTTAGTAAATATGTACAATCAATACTTAGGTATGATTAGAGCAGTAACTGGATTGAATGAAGCTAGAGACGGAAGTATGCCAGACGAGAATAGTCTTGTTGGTGTTCAGAAGTTAGCAGCATTGAATTCTAATACAGCTACTAAACATATTTTACAAAGTGGATTGTTTACTACAAGAAGACTTGCAGAGTGTATTTGCTATAGAATGTCTGACGTATTAGAGTATTCCGATATGAAAGATGATTTCGCTATGATGATTGGTGGGAATTCTATGGATGTAATAGAGAAGATAAAAGGATTGCATTTATACAACTTTGGTATTTACATTGATTTAATGCCAGACGAAGAAGAAACTCAAATGCTTAATCAAAACATACAAGCGGCATTAGCAGCTGGTAAGATTGATATTGATGATGCTATTGATATTAGAAACGTTAAGAATGTAAAAATAGCTTCTCAATTATTAAAAGTTAAGAAGAAGAAAAA